CGGTAGAGTTAGGGGCGTCTATGGTTAGACCCTGCCCATCGGTTGAGCGGATCCCAATTAAACGTAAACCGTTCACACGGCAAGCCCCAGATATATAAATCTGATTCGCCTGGAAATCCTTAGTATTGGTGTCAATTATGGCTATATTGGTAAATACTGATTCGTGGGTGAGTAGGTACGCGCCAGACCCAGCGCAATCTTCTACGGTAATATTAGACACATACATGCCCTTACCATCCATACCAAAACCTACACCTAACGCCCCGCGAACCAGAAGATTATCAATCAGGTGATTTAGGGGTAACTGATGCAGTGGGTATTGGGTTATAGGGTAGTCCCCTGGCCTGTCCAACTCCGGATTCATGTCAGTGTCAGCACCTAAATCGAATCCGTCCCATACGGGGTAAATAACGACCGAGTCGCGGAATTGCAGATTATAGTTGCGAGAGGTTGTCGAGCCCACAGTACCTTGCCAAGTTTTAACGCCACTCTCCCCAGCGCGATATGAAGTAAACCCAATAACTCCACCATCACGTTCAAAGCCACCATTATTACGTAAAAACTGGGCGCTACTTACTGACCCATAGCTGGTTCGTCCGCCAATGACATAGTTACCCTTCCCCCAATCGCCGCTAAGGTTTTCGAAGGTTATAATGCCATCTTTACCTCCGCTTGGATTATTGGCGTCTACCATCTTGCAGAAGTGACACCCTCTAAACAAAAAACCAGCCATTAGACCGCTAGCCCGATGAACTTCGACCCCTATACATTCTCTAATTTCTAACGTAGACGTTATGTTTTGCCCTTTTGCATTAGGTGGGAGTAACGTTTCTATTCCTGGGAATTTAACGTAATCGCTTACGGTTGGCTGATACCCATCAGTTTTAGATTGTTTTAAAGTGGCAACGACCGCTGCGGCATCCGTTAGCCACTGATTGTCATCCGTCCAAGGCTTGATAACCCATGGTGTTGTAGTGCTTTCCATAAAAACCCCGGCAATGCGGGAACCTTTGCCTAATTTCGTAAAAATAAGATTTCCATCACCAATAAATTTTGCTTTACAGTCGATGGTTAATGCCTTACCACCAAAATCAACTGTCTCTCCACTATAAAAATGATAATCAACATCGATGAGAAGTCCATCTACCGCAGCAGATGCAGCATCCTGCAATGTTAGATAATCTGATAATTTTACTGAATACTTAAATTTTTTATCAGCTTCTATTGAATATTGATCTGGATCGTACTTCAATACGTTAGCAATATAGTCAACCTGAGAACCATAGGAATCATAGATAGCCATGCTATGACCCTGAACGGTGACAATTTTCACCAGTTGGCCGTTGTATACGATTTTACCGGCTGCGTTGATAATTAGCGGCTGAGCAATCTGTACGTGAGAGCCATCCTCATTTTCAATGTATACGGGTATCTGATTGGCAGGATTAACCGGATCGGTATCAATCTGACCAATGTAAATTTTCCCATTAGCAACAGCTTTAAACGAACGGGATTCAGTAAAGATTGGACGAGGGTTAGAAACAACTACGTTGGCAGTGATATCTGTCATTTAATTTGCTCCAGATGCAAGGAATCGCCGCAGGGTGGTTACGACAAGATATAGTTACATACCTAAATGGTACGATTGTTGATTTGTACAGTAGGTTTTACGATGCCATTCCACCCAACTGGTGAGGCATCAAGGATGTATAGCAAATACGACGAGGCGCAGTTTCACTTGAGGCTTACGCACGAATTACACGCTAAGATTAAGCAGCGAGCGAAGATGAATAACAGGTCCATCAATGCCGAAATTGTGGCAACGATGGAGGAATCGCTATCCAAGCCGTCGCCTGTACGCGGATATCGTGATGAAGAGGAGCGATTAGCCTCCTTAATTTCAGAGCAGGTAAAAGAAGTAGCGGCTGATATTCTGAGGAAAGAAAAAACCCGCAGTTAAGCGGGTTTGATAAACCAAAGTACTAATTAGCGCTTCGGGTTAAAACAGTTTGCGAAGGTCTACGCCGTACACTGCAAGCCAAGCAGCGCGTGGCCACGACTTAACTGAGCCAAAGCGTGGGTCGTCGACATCATGTGGGGTGAAGTCATTCTCCCTGCACCACTTTCGAAGAGGCTGCCATTTGAATTTCTGCCCCAACTTCTTTTCTACCGGGATAATAGCGGCGTAGTTCTTACCTTCCCCTACCCGTTCAGCTAATTTGTTTTTGGCGCGGACGGCTGCTGATGCGGTAGCCATTGCTGTAGCTTCGCGTTTTTCTGCAATCCACAACTTTAGAGATAGCTTGCTCCCCCTTGCACTGACCTCATGGTATCCTGCACAAAACTAAGGAGAGTTAATCATATGAAAAAATCACTGTTAATTATCCCACTTCTGCTAGCAGGGTGCGCAAAAGTAAGTGACTACCAAGCAAGTTGCGAACAACGCTATCCAAAGCTTAGTGACATGGCAAATTGCCTTGATTCAAGCGTGAAGAACGACTCACGAATGGTATCAGCACCAACCACTAAACTGTATGTTCTTGCCGCGAAGATGCTCGGGAAAGGAGTCGATGAGGGCAAGATAAGCGATGCACAGGCAAGGCTTGAACTTCAGAATCTTTATGTAAGGCTGCAAAGCCAGGAACAGGCGCAACAGATTGCGCAAAGCCAAGCATTCCAGCAGGCTTTATTGAATTATCAGGCTGTAAACACAATGCAAGCGATCGAGCAAAAAGCGAGACAGCCTGTTATAACTCAACCCTATCCAACACGCGTTGACACTTATACAAACTGCAATTCAGGTTTTGGAAACACAGTTACATGCAACAGTAGCAGTAACATCAGATAACAATCAGTAAAGGTATCGCCTATGCAGAGAGATACGATAAATCTCGTGTTCTACATATTCAGATTCTTCACGTTCATGATGTTTACAAAGCTATTCTGACAACGCATCAGACTTAGCCCCCTGAGTCAGGGCGTTAATTGCCTTTTGTGCCTGCTGCATGGCTTTCTCAAACGCTGTTGATCCGCGTGGAGTGTTTGCCATTCGGAGCATTGCATTTCTGAATGGCTCGCTCTCATACGCGCGAGTAAGAAGGCCGTAGCTTACTGCTGCGCCAGTTGTCGCCGGGTTCATTGCTGTACCATATCCGATGATGAAGGGGATGGTTTGCTGACCTGTCGGTGTTGTTACTGCCGCTTTCGCTGCCTGCTGAGTGGACTGCAGGTAGTTTTTCAATCCTTTCAGGTAAGCAGCATCCTGACCTTTAAATGTGATGCCAGTCTGGTTTTGTAGGATGTTAAGCTGACGAAGGAACTGGTCAGGGGATCCGCCTGATTTCTCCATCGCCTTGCCAATGATGCCGTTGCGCATTTGCTCCCTTCCAACGCGACCAACTGAGTTATACAGCGTCTTAATTTCCGATTTGTTCTTGCTGAATAGCATGTTGTTGACAACTTCCGGCGTCAGATCTCCTTTCATGAGAACATTCTTCAGCCTGGTATTCTTTAGTTTCGCCGCTTCGTCAGCGTAGACGGCATTGGCCTGCTGATATTTACGGAGAGTATCGTTGCCAAGATTCTGACCAATGGCACCATTGATATCGTCGGTCATCGCCTTGTAAACGCGCTGAATGGCGGCATCTGAACGGTTTGGTAACACTGGTCGCTCACCCTTCACGTCCATTCTGAACTGGCTGCGCAGATCGCTTAATTGCTTCAAATCCAGATTTACCGGACCATCAGGACCAGTATTGCGAACAAGCTCATCACGATATGACTGAAGTTTTGAAATCGTCTCGTTATCAGCGACCTTACCAAGCTTCTGGAGGTTAGATATCTCAGTATCAATCTGCTGAATTGCTCGTGCAGGCTGAATGTTTACTCCCGCCATTGCATTCTTAACCTTCTCAAGACGGTTCCCTGCGGCACGACGAATTCCTGATGTTTTCGCTTTAAGGCTGTCAATAACAACTACCGGATCGTACTCGCCGAATTTATCAGCAAATCTCTGCGCCAACTGGCTTCTTGCTTCCTGCTGCGTTGCTCTCACTCCGCTTGTGCCAGCCAGTGGGATATTTTCTGCTGTCGTCTGCGCCATTTTTCCGACACGGGAAGTAGGTTGTAACAGGTCGGTGGTGTGCAGAGGCAATCCTTCACGCTCTGCAAATCTGATAGCCTGTTGCGCTTCTGGTGCTATCGCACCACGAACGCCACGATAAGCAGCACCTAATCCACGTCCTACAGCGTTAATAGCGCCGCCAGCCAGAACGCCAACGCCTAAATCGGTGGCGAGTGCTTCCGCATCATCTTTCGTACTGTTTGCAGCAAGTGATCCGACTGCGTTTTCTGCGAGAAGTCGTGTTGCCCCCTGAGCAATTCGACCAGCAAGTGTTGGTGCCTGTGTTGCCGCTCTCTCAACGCCAGCAGGAGTGAGGTAAGGTAATGCCTCAGCAAATACCATTCCTTCTGTCGTTTGTGGAGTCAGCGAGCCTTGCTGAAGGCCAAAGTCCTGCTCTAATCCCTGCGTTGTTACTCGTGGCGCTGGTTGATATGTCCCATCGCCAATGCCGAGTTTACCGCCAGCCCATGCCGCCGCGCTTGTCACAGCATCGGTAACTGATGCAGGTATGTTTGCCACGTTTACACCAGCCTGCACCAGTCCGCGACCAGTCTCTTTTACTGCTTCGCCAAGATCAGACATAAATCCACTTTGCTGTGGTTGTTGCTGTGCTACTGGTTGCTGTGTCTCCACTGGCTGCACAGATGGCAATGGATAGGCAGCATAGAAAGCTTGCTTAGCCTGCTCTGCATTTTCTCCGGCTTGCGGGGCCACGACTTCATTGAAGTATTGCTCCTGAGCCTGCGCTTTTTGTTCTGGTGCTAACGCCTGATACTGTGGAGAGGCGATAACATCTTTCCATGCTTTAGCCATTAATCACCCCATAGTGAAGAAAAGTTGCTGCCAGCAGGAGATTGTTGTACTGGCGCATTCTGTACCGGCTCCTGATAATCAAACTGTTTTTTAACAGTGCTTAACTTACTTTCAAGCTGATTTCGAATCTTTCCGATAGAGTCACGAAAAGCTTTTTCACTCATTTTGGGACTTAGAGCACCAACTGCATCGGATAATTTTTTACCCTCAGCATCCGAGAGAGCACCCATCCCCTTCAGGGACTGCACCATAGGAAGGAAAGTTTGAGCTTTAAAGGTGTCGAGCCTTGCTTCAAAGTTAGCTGCATCAGAACCAGGAACTGTCGGAAACGCTGAGCGAATGCCTACTGCTTTTGAAAGGCCGGGGCTTTGCTCTATCTCGTTGAGAGAATCAAGCGCAGTGCTGAACGTATC